AGCGCCTGGAAGATTCTATGCGCAACCTGGCTACGAAAGCGTTCCCTGAGATCAGACTCCAGACGAGCGTCAAAGCCGAGCCCATGCCTGAGAACAAGGCGCCCCGAATGCTCATAGCGGACGGGGATGACGGGCAGCTCATGGCGCTGGTGGTGGTGAAGTGTTTTGAGGACTTGCTATTTGAGTGGTTTGAAAGCCGCTCAATTAAGCATGTCCCGAAGCAGGAGGGGGTTGCCCGCTGTATCAATCAGCTGAAGAAGCGCGGAGCCAAGCTTATCGAGGGCGATGGCACCGCGTGGGACACGACCTGCAACGCTAAGATTCGTGAGCAGGTCGAGAACCCTGTCCTTCGCCACGTTATGGAGGTTCTTGTGCAGTATGGAGTCGTGCCTGAACAATGGCACCAGGAGCATCTTGCCTTGAATGAGAAATCTAAGTTCAAAACGTTCTTCTCATCTAAGTGGAAGGGTGATGGCAAGGGCCAGCATATGGTCCTGAAATTCGATGCCATCCGGAGATCCGGCCATAGGGGCACATCATGTCTCAATTGGTGGATCAACTTCTGCTTGTGGGTGGCAGGCATCTTTGAGAAGCCGGAGGAGTTTCTCCACCCCCTGAAGCGGAACGGCAAGGACTTAGAGGGGAACGTGCGGTGGTGGAACGGATGTTTCGAGGGAGACGATTCCCTGTGTGCCATCAGCCCTCCCCTCGTTCCAGGCACGAGCATGGAGAAAATGTTCCTGGAGTGGTGGGACCGCCAGGGGTTCAACATGAAGCTCGTACACGTGGAGAATTCCGCCACTTTTGTTGGCGTGACCATTGCGTGCGAGGATGGTGAGCCCACCGACGACTTTGCACCTGATTTGAGACGCGCGTTCCGTAACATGGGCGTCTCTGTCTCCACCACCATGGGGAGGGCGTACCGCGGCGAAGCGACCGCCAAAGACGTGCGCGACGTGGCAGCGGCGGCTTACTTCGCCCGGGCATATGACTTTGCCGGCAGGCTACCGTCGGTGTCG